ACCCCGCTCTCCTATGACACCACATAAACAACTTACCAAAGTCAGCACTATCAAAGAAGTCACTATTGAAAGTAACACTATACTTACTCTCTATAGCATCCAATATCTTCTGCAACTTTATAGCAGGTTTCAAATCATAGTAGAACACTCCGTGTTCTGGGTGACCATTATGATACCATATGTTGTTAGCACCACTATCACTACTCGTACTATCGTATATCCAATTTGCTACAGGTGAGATAAGAGGGTAGATAATAGAATCACTCGTACCACTCACATATCCATCTAACCCTGCCTCTATATTGGTATCGTTATAGGTATGATCGTAAGCACTCAAATCAAGGTCTGTAAGATTGTCCTCTCCGAACTTATCCTTGAGAGATGTAACATTGCTAAAGAACCCTACACTATACGCATAAGGTTGCCCTTGCTTTACTTGTACGCTCTCCAACTCTAATACCCCTGCTCTAAATAGATTGTGGTTAACCTCTATGAAAGCATCTACCCTTACACTCGCATTAAAACTACCAGAGATATCTACATTGTAGTAATGCTTAAATATCTTGTTGTTCTGTACTGAGGCAGGAATAGTAAAACTTTGAGTGAAGTCACCAAAGACCTTAGAGATATCCTTAATGTTTTGTACACTTAGGTTTATCTCTATGTTCTCATTTTGGAATAGGTCAGCTCTTTGACCATCAATGTAGAGTTCTACTTTATACATATCTTGTATCGTATGCTTCTTCTACTTCTATTGTGTAGTTGATCGTTCTATCGTTTATAGACTTCTGCAAGGTGACTGAATTGGTCACTACATTTACAGGTAACCCATTGAGCAATATCTTCTCACTCATCATAAGGTCTTTGATAGCCTCTCTATAGTCTTCAGTTACCCATCCTGTGTTAAGTGTTGTAGTCACCTTACCATTGGTGTTGAACTGCTGATAGATATTATCTGTAGTGTCGTAGCTAAACCCACTTGATGATGATGTGCCTATAGACTTTCTAAAGCGTTCCGAAGTCACACTAAAGTTATCTTGACTTGCTTTGTAGAAGTGGATGAAATCCCAAGTACCATAACGATTGATATACTGAATGGTATTGATAGTGTATTTAGGCTCACACTCCTTAATCATCTTAATAGTCTCAACGGTATCACCATTATCATCTAAGAGTTTCATCTCCCACTCCGTTTGATTTACAGGTCTGTTAGATGCACTACCTGTATACCCATCACTTGTAAGCCAATTGTTTAAACTTAACTCACCTATAGGTATTCTAAGTATCCTATCTTCTGGTTGCACATCAGCGTGGTAAGATTGCAAATCAAAAGTATATATATCACTACCCCCAACTCTGTAGGCTACCTCATCAATAGTCTCAGCATTATACTTACCCATAAACAAAGGCATCATCTCATAGCCGTTATCTTCTACATATACCGTTGAGGTATTGTTAAGGAAAGTAGAAGGGAACTCAAAGTTAGTACTCTCACTAAATAGATGATAACCATTAGATGCAGGAAAGATATCTGTACTTCCTGTCTCGTTTGTTACAACTGATGGGTCTGCTATTGTGCGATAATTCCAAGAGTAGTCTACTTGTACCCATACGATGTTATTGTTCTTCTCACCTGTAGGAGATGTTCTCGTTTGGTTAGTATCATATACTGCTCCTATCTCTTCTCTCACCATAGGTGCAATATCAAAGGATACATTCAAGTTAGAAGAAAACACATCTCTAAATAAAGTGTAGTCAGCAGTAGATGGTCTGCTACTTCTACTTCCTGCCCATACATATATCTCTAAGGTAGCATCTACCAAAGATTGTATAGTATCTGCCGTATCTGCTAATGTTACATATATAGGGCTTCTCGCTCCTACTAATTGGTCTGGTGCTATTACACTCATATTATAAGTCTCGTAATATGTTATCTAAATCATCATCTAAGCCTCTTAAAAGCTCAAGGGGTAACTTCTCAAACTCTAACGCAAAAGGTGCAGTAAAGAAGTTGCTCTTAGGGATACCCTTTCTGTATATGCTTCGTGATACCAAAAAGGTAGCACTATCTATATTGGCTTTTGTCTTAGGTATAAACTTTCCTGTCTTAAAGTCTCGTAGCTTAAACTTGTTGTTGGTTACCATCCTTCTTATAGCACCCATATTAGGGTACTTGTTGGTAAAGCCAAATCTTGAGCCTCCTTGTACTTTGTACTTAACACCATCAACACCCTCATCAATGTATTGACCGTAGTCTAACATCTCAAAGAACATCTCGTAGTTAAAGCCACTTTGAAACTGCCCTTTAGTATTTCTATTCTGCTTGACTAATAGGTTGAAGTCTATGCTATCCTTTAGGTCACCTGAGAACACTTGTCTCCTTCTACGCTTCTTACCATCGTTAAAGGTAATAGTGCGAGTAGCACCAAGATTTAACTTCGCAGCTTTCACAACCCTGTTACCAAACTGCTCAAGCACTTGCTTCATATGTTTAGTGCTTATGGACAAGTGGTAATGGTATTAGCAATGTCTATAGACAAGGTTAGATTCCAACCTACCAATAGATTCTCAAACCTATCTTCAAAAGGCTCACAAGTAGGTTGTCCGTTTAGCTGATACTTGTCTTGCATAAGGTCACCTCTTTTGAGATGTGATACAAGGTCGTTAGCTACCAGAAGTTGTGTGTTTAAAATGTCGTGTCTATTGTCAACACCATAGAATATCTCTGCCTCTTCTCTTGGATCATCCTTACTCACATCTGCTACATCCATAAACAAGATGCTCATATTGTAAGTGATGCCAATATCATTGAAGGTCACATTGTTTATCATAATATGTGACAAGGGGAAGATAGTCTGCTTGTTGAGGTCAACCTCAAAGATATCACCCTCAGTAACTGTGTTGACTTGAGAGTTAGCAATGAGGTGTTCTCTAATCTTTGTTGTAATGTCGTAGAAACTCATAATAGGTTAACTTACTATTAGAGTTAGTGTTTAAGCATCTTCTTCTCTACATCACTCTTATCCTTGTCATATACAAGTTTGGTAAGGCATTGTGATAGGGGTAACATAGTAATAGTATCGTACCTACTAACATCACCTCCTGCAAGGTGGTCTACACTTCCATACCACCCCCACTTTCTACTGAAGTTAGCGGAGGCGGAGAGATTAAGCTCTCCTTCTTCTCCCCCTCCAAAGAGGTCGGGGTATCCTTCAATAATTTGTTGCTTAAACGATAAAAAAAAAGCGTAGCACCTAACGCTACATCTAATGGGAAGTCTGCAAAGCCATCAGTACCCTTGTAAGGTTCTATCTCATACAGGTCACCCTTCTCCTTTACAATAGGTCTATACAATACCCCTACGGTCTTATGCAATTGTTGCATATCACTTAGGTAGCTATCCAAATCTATATACTCACCAAAGCTCATCTCTTCAAGGTTGGGTACAAAACCATATTCCTTGCCTCTAAAGGACAATCTCCTTACAAGTGGATGCTTACCACCTACGATAGATAATATGTGCTGAGAGATGTCTAAGATGTCTTCTGCTTTCATTGCATAGGCTACCTTCAATGGTATGTTAGCAAATAGTTCAAGAGCCTTGAGTGTCATAAAGGTTTCATCACCTTCTACCTTTAGGAACTTTTGGTACTGCTCTACCGTGAGTTCTCTTGCGTTCTCTGGAAGTATAACCTTTACCTCCTTACCTGACTGCATATCTACCATAGTTCGGTCTGCTTAGTTTGTTATATGTTGCGTAGCGTAGGGCATCAACGCAATGGTCAAAAGCACTAATAGGTTTATTGAGTAGCTTACCATTCTTATCTTCTACCCACTTGTAGTTTCTCATCTCTTTGACAAAGTTTGCACCTGTGATATGTAGCTTGTACCTCTTGAGCATATCAATACCTGCATTGATGCTATCAGCACCTTTCTTAGTAGGCTTGATATTCCAACCCATCCTGTAGAGTTCTTCTATAGATTTAGGCTCTGCACTATCTGCAAATATCTCTGATCTACGATCTATCCCCAATGCTTTTAACTTCTCACTAATGTCCCTATTCGTTAGGTTCGTTTCGTATAGAAGTTCTTTTGCAAAAATGTTATTATCGTGATGGTATACCGCAACGAGAGTAGTCGGGTCATTAGTAAAACCAAAGTCCATACCGTACGAGAGGAGTTTAGCCTGTTCGGGTATCTCCTCTTCCATAAATGTAAAAATTGTAGCCTTACTTTGACCCCTTTCTCCCAATCCGTATATGCGCCAATAATCTTCATCAGTAGATTGTAGTCTCTCAATCTCCTCCACAATACTATTATCCAGAAAAGGATTATCCAAGTAAGTAGATTTGATAAAGGTGACATCATCTCTCGTGAGTAACCTGTCGTATATCCAATGGAAGTCATCGGAGGGGTTGTAGTCAAGGTATATCTTGTCTGTGGTTCTAACGAGTAATTGGAAGAAGTCTTCCCAAGTAAGTTCGTTTGCCTCGTTACAGAATAGATAGTGCCGTCTTGCACCTCTTTTCTTTTGAGGTTGGTCAAGTGACACGAACTCAATGATGTTGCCGTTAAGCCTATATATGTGTTCGGATTTGTTATGATACTTCTCATCATACAGGTTCATATTAGTTAGTATCTCAATAAAGTCCCTCATCGCAGTCATCTTGAGAGAGGGTAGAGATTTCCTTACAATAGTAAAGACCTTACCCTTCTCGGATAAAGCCAATACAATGATGAGTTGAAGTAGTGAGTATGTTTTACCAGAACGAGTACCTCCTTGATTAACTACGATCTTGGTAGGTGCATTATAGTTCTTCTCAAATATCTCACTCGTTTTTATCGCTACGCTTGACAATCTCTATCTTAACTTCGTTAATCTCCTCATCGGTTTCTATCTTGTTCTCAACCCTTGCAAGTTTGGGAGTGGTGTACTCCGCCATTTGGTTGAGTATCGTTAGAGCCTTCTCTGGATTGTCTGCTGCAACCTCAGTTAACCATAAGGTCATATTCTCTAAGTTATCCTCTACGAGCTTTGTAAAGGCTTCTCTAATCTTGTTAGTGGTTTTGTTAGCAGAACCTTTAGGTCTTCCATTAGGGTTACCACTTTGTCCTTTTGTGAACTTACTCATTCTGTATTAATCTGTTCTTTACAGGTTAACCTTTATTCTTTACTATTGTTAAGCGAAGTTATCTAATAGGCAGAAATTAACATTAGGTAACCGTGCTTGGTCATCACAAGTATCTATAGGTCTACCTTTAGCTTGGTCTTTTGTTTTTATTATTTCTACATTCTTGAGGTCGTGTCTTTCAATAAGATTATCGTGCTTACCACCTCTACTTGCAGTAAGTGTTAAATTGTTTGGTATCTCATTTAATCTATTAACCCAATAGTTAAGACTTTTAGTGTATGCCCAAAATTCTACATTTGGATTATCTCTACATATTTGTAGCCACATATCAAAGTAATCTTGAGAATAGAAATCGCCACTCATATGTATTCTAACTGCCTCTGCTTTTTTAGGGAGTTCTGGTATACCACCATCTCTTAGAAAGTCAAAGTTTTTCCACCTGTGTTCTCTAACGGCAGGGAATCTTTCTTGCATTGCTGAGTAGCATCTATATGCATTGCTTCTATTATCAAACTTACCTGTATGCCTATCTACCTTAACTAAGCATTCTAATGCAAATGGACAAGAGAATCCACTTGGTAGATTCCACTCATATACTACACCCTCGTAGTATTTTGTTTTTCTTAGGAACTTCATTCTTTTTCGTTTCGTTTCTTAGCCTCT